CCTTGATGACCACAAAGGACAACAAGGTGGCGAAGGCCAGCGTGCCGATGGCAAGCAAACAGAGTTGCTTGAAACTTTCTGGGTCGATGGTGATGGTCATAGGTTGGATTCGTATTCGGCTTTTACGGCGGAGGCAAAAGCCTGCGAACGCTTGGGATGGCTCAAGGTGTTGGCCAACTCATTAGGAATGTCTGCCCATGATTGCTCGTCCGTCAAGTGCCCAACTTTGCGTAGCACTCGGACGGCGGCATCCCGCTGGAACTCTGGGATAATAGAGTCGAGCGTTGCGACCACCTCAATGGCCGTAGCCTTGGTATTGTGGTCAAGTTCTTCAACTGTGATGAAGGCACACTCTGGGGCTACCAAGCGTACGCCCTCGGAGATCGCCCGAGCCGTCAGCATTTGCTTGGGCCATTTACGCCAGTTGTCCTTGAGCGTCTTTCCGTCCTTACCAAACACGATGCCCTTCTTCTCGAAATCCTCAAAGGCGGCTACGATCTCAACGCTCGACCCCTTGTTGCTAAAGGTGGCGACCACCAACTTGTCGTTGCGGGTCGTCCAGTTCACCGTACCGCCAGCCATCTGAAACTTGGCAAGCAGGGCGTCCGACTTAATGGCCAACTTGCCTTCAATGAAGTGATAGGTTCGTGCGAGTTCCAGCGGGGACTTGCGTTCGGCCAGGCACTGCATCGCAAGCACTTCGCCGATCTCGGGCTTGTCCACGCCAAAGATGCCCGACTTAAAGATGGCGGCACCGAGTGTCTTAATGGCCTGCATCGGGTCGGTGATGCGGTCATACATAGCGATGTTGCCAAGTTCAGCAGTCTGAATGGTTGCAGGGAGGTTTGCCGCTTCTTCGTTAGGTTGGCTCATGTTAGGCGATGGCTTCCTGGCCAGCGGAGTTCTTTTCAATTTTGTTCTTCATAGCCTCGGCATCAATCACTTCCTTGTCGGTAAAGCGTACCAACTTGGAAGGCTCCCCCACATGGAGAAACCAATAGAGTCCGCCTTTTTTCAAGGTCGGCGTGAGTTTGCGGGCAACGGTGCCGTCTGGTAGGACGACATAGTTTGTATTAGCGATTTCGGTGATTGTCATGGTGGAAGTTTTACAGGTTGAACTGGCGTGCGTGGGCAAGCAAGCAAAAAGCGTCAGCAGTTTTCAGCGTGATCGTATTCAAAGGGAAACGGCGTTGGGCCTCGGCCTTCAACTTGTTCTTCCACTCCGAAGTGGAGGACGCACCCTTGGTGCCGACCCCCATAGTCTTTTGCCATTCCTGGGGACGCACCAGCACGACCGCAAAGCCCTTACCCGTGAAGTAGCCCTCCAGCCAGCCGCAGGACTTGCCCAACTTGAACGCCGCCGATGAGGGGATGACCCGACCAACAAAGGGCGGTACATTCTCCAGCACCACGACTGTGTTTAACGGGAAATGCAAGTCCACCAGTTCGGTAATGCCCCCAGAGGTGCAGGCATCGTCGCCCATTTTAAATACCCAGCCACCAGAGGCACCAGGGTCAATCGCAAGGTAGTTCTTCATTTTTTTGATTATGTTCTTTGGTGTAATTTCTTAATGTTTTTTTATCCAAAATGTATAGAAACTTGAACTGAACTCCCTTCGGCCTTATAATTCCTGGGTACAATTCCTTCATTTTATCCCAAGCCCGTGTTTTGTGCCTGTGCCACATCGTTACAGGATGAACACGCTCGCCGTTGGCCAATATATATAGATCGGCTTTAATCGGCTCAAGTATGATGGCGTTGGTCGCCTTGTAAATGGTTCCTTTATTTCCAGCCGTACTGTCTGCGTAAGTGATGATAAACTTGATTTTTTTGTAGCATTGTCGGATATACGAAAGCAACAACGCTATCACTTGGCTTTCCGACATCTTTGGCAACGCATCCGATAGCCACATTCGGTCAAACTCACAATAATTGTCCTTTGTAATGTGTTTCGAAATGGTGTGTTTGATTGATGGTCTAATGCCGTAACCAAGTTGGATATAACCACCATCGTCTTTTCCTTCATTGACTCTTAAACTTAAAAAACGGTTATTCGTGGCCTTGTGCGAATAGTGGTGCTTGATAATGTATTCATCAGCCTCATGTGCAGGACATTCCGTAAGGGATAACACACCATTGGTAATTCCTACGGCCTTACGCTCAAGTAAGCCATTTTCATAAATCAAGGTTTTCATTTCCGCTTAACAAATTGCTTTGTTTCATGCCAATGTCCGCAAACCTGGTTGGCTTTATCAAAAGTCTTATCATGGAACATGGAGTCCTCGATCATCGACTCCATAAATAAATACATCTTGTCGCCAGATTTCTTAATGATGGAAAGTTTTTGTTTAAGAAGTTTAACCTTCTCATTAAGTTTCTCGATTTCGTCTGATTGGGTTTGGAGCATAAGTTCAAGTTCCTCGTTTTGTTGGTAGAGGAGTGTTGTATATCCATCCATATCGCCGTCAATCATTTTGTAAGTTCCTTAAAGATGTTCCCGACCCGCTGGGCGGCATCACGCTTGTGGGCGGGTGCCTTCTCCATGTCGAACCCAGAGTCCTTGAAGTTGCTGAAGCCCCAGCCGTAGGCCATGTAGATTTGCTCCACGCTCGGCTCCTTGATGCCGTTCTTTTGCAACTGCTCCTTGCACCAGTTCAAATAAGAAATAGCCATCGCACGCTGGTTCTCTGGGTGCTTCCATTCCGAACGCTTGATGGTCGCCAAGCCGTTTGCCGTACGCCATTGATTGGCCGTAATCCAAGCAACCAAGTGCATCTGCCACGCCCCGACCGCCTTTCCGCCGTCACCAATAGCCTTGTAGTCCATCCCGCTTTCCACGGAGGCTACACAGTTAGACAGCACGACCATCTCCGCTTTCTCTCGATCAGCAGGGTTCATAGCGGCCAGCGTCATGGCCAATGATGCGATGTGGTTCATAGGCTACGCATCGTGCCCTTGTAATGCTCACACGCAAGGGGAAAATATACCCCAGGGGGGAAATGTCTTTCTCGAAAAAAAAAGGGTCGCAATATATTTGGGACGCCATTCTCGGCGGGTTAACCAACCTAGAAAATGATTCTAAAAACATCATTATAACCAAGCGGGCATTGATTAAACACGACATTCCCGTTCGGTAACTTTTGACACAAAAACGCCAAGTTTGACGCTTTATGTTACCGTTCGGTAATGTCCTGCGTAGATTAACCCGATTAACCTACGCAAAAATACGGAGATTCGCCGCCAAAAACTTTTTTGAAATAATAGATTTTGAAAATCCCGCCCACCCCCTCCCCCCCCCTCAATGAATCGGCCCTGCCGACCCCTCGGATTTGAATCATGACCTGGCAATACATGATTAAAATGGTCATGATTCGGATTTTAATCATGAGTATTTTTGTCATATTATAAACCCATCGAAATGGTGAACGATTGTTCATGGTGGTCGTCTGTTCATGGTGAACGATGGTTCATGTGGTCGCTTGTTCATGTTCTCCTGGCGTCTGGCTTGGTCGCCTGGTCGTCTGGTGGTCGATCGCTGGAATGGCGTCTAAAGTCGATTTTGAGGCCATTTGATTGTTCGATGCGACCAAGGACATGGGCGAAACCATCAAAAGGGTTCTGGGAGGCACGCAGGCCATCAAATTGGGCAAGGCCATAGGCAACGCCATAGGCCATTCGTGGCGTCTGCGTGGCCTCACAAGGCAAGACAGCAGGCGATGCGATGCGTGGCATGGCCTGGACGCCAGAAGGACGCAGGAAGGCACGCAGGCGATCGCTTGGCGTTGTCGCCTGGTTGTCGGTGCTGTGCGTGCTGTGGGTTGGCATATGGGTAAAGCAGAAAGGCCACCATTCGCATGGTGGCCTGTTGGCATGGACTAATGACTGTCGTTAGATCGTTATCCCAGGATTCGCTTGGCCTGCTTCACTACGGATTCACCAGCACAACGAATCTCGGTGGGTTGATATAATCCAACGCAGTACGACCAGGTTTTCTTTTCTGCGTTCCATTCGATGCGAGAAGGTTTGCACGCCACAATCAACGCACAGGCGAGATCGTGCTTGTTCCGCCATTTAATTTCTCGCCAGGACTTATCGAACGCCAAGGTTTGGCGTCTGATGGTGTTGCGATCTTGGAGATAAAACTCTCGTTCGCCATAATCTCGGAAATCCAGACGCACAGCAGATCGCCCACGCACCAGGTGAAGGAATCCGTCAACGATCTCGGTCGCCTGTTCGGTCGTCATGGCAATTTCGTTTCGTTCGCTCATGGTGTTATCGATTTTGCTTGTGGGCATCCAGGCCAAGGAGAAGCAGACCTAGGACGAATCTCCGCTTGGTGATGCGTTGGCCCGATTCCTTAACCTGGAGCAATTCGGAATCAATCATGTCGTTTGCGATCTTCAACGAATCGACCCAATCCTGTGGATCGTAATTGGTCGCCGCAAGCGATGTAATGCCAAAGAGGAAACTGTGCTTTCCCCTTTTCTCGTTTTTGGTTTTTCGTTGTGACATCAACATTTCAGCGATGTCCTTGGTGGTTTTGATTTCGTGCATGGTGGTGGAAATTACTTGGTTCGAATCTGGACTACAAATGTCTCGCCTGCGTCCTGCTTCAACGAATGGACATTAATCTCCTGGCCTGGTTGGATGGTGAACCATTCCTTAAACCATGCTTTGCACGCATCAGCACCAAGGCCAACGCCATCGATGGCGACCAGGAAGCGATCATCGTCTGACCACCAGGCGAATGTTTGTTCGCCAATGGTGGCCGTCTGGATAATCACAGCACGCTGGACATCGCCCAACGCCACCTTGGTGGTGGGTTTGTTTTTGCTGTCATGATTCATCAAATCATTTTCCGCATGGGCGACAGATTCTTGCAGATCGTGCAAATCTCTTTTGGTGGATGGCGGAAAAGAGTTTTCCGCTTTCGTTAATTTCGCTTTGGTGGCCTTGAGTCGGGCGACCAATTCGGAACGACTAATTTCTTTTTTCATGGTGGTGGGTTTTTTCATGGTGGAAAAATTACTTGGTGGCGTTGTTCTCGTTGTCGTTGGTGACGATTCCTTGAGCAATCTCGACCAGGCGAGACATCATGGCGTCAGAATGTGCTTCCTCATAGGACGAGCAGATTTGATCCTTCAACGATTCGAGCGAATCTTCCATATCGATGGCCTGGGCGAAATCATGCAACGCATCATAGGACGAATCGTTGAGATTCAACGCATCGCAAACTGCGTCCTTGGCAGTAGTATCGCCTGCGTATTCGCCAGATAGTGGCGAACATGGCAGACCATCATACAACGCAGGATCGCCTTCCTCATGCATCGCCAGGAATCGCTTTGCATTGGGCACGATCTCCTTGTCCTTGGTGCGACCACCAAAGGATTCTTGGGCGATCCATTCTGCGGAATCTGCACCAGCACGATGGCCTGCGTCCTTGGCGTTCTCCAGGCACGAATGCCATCGATCTGCAAAAAGATTACGCACAGCAAAATCGCAACCATGTAAGCAGGCGACCAGGATGGCCTTGGCGTCCTGTGCCATCGCATTCATCATGGCCTCGTCATGGCCTGCGTCATTGGTGATGTCCACCAAGGTGATGTCCTTCTCGCCATTCTCCTCAAAGGCGAATCGCACCGAATGGAGCGAATCCGTTTTGCCAGGCCATGCTTTGCCAGACCAAGGCCATTGGAAGAACGCCATTTGGTCGATGGTGACAGTCATGCTTTCGGTGCAGACGATGATGCCTGGGTTGATGTTGATGGTTCGATGTGTTGCCATGTTTGTGGTGGTGGGTTGGTGGTGGGAAATTAAAACTTGGGGTTGTCGATGATCTCGATGATGCCAGGCCCAGACGCCAATGCGTAAATCGCAAAGGCCAAAGCGATGGCGATGGTGATGATGGTGATGGTTCGCATGGTGGTGAAATTAGACGATGTAACCATTTGCGTTGATCGCCTGGTTTGCGTCTGCGATGACATCAGAAAACTCGCCAGATTCGAACGCAGGCGACAGGCCAAGGGAATCGGTGGTCGTCCAATGACGCAATACGGATTCGCCTTGGATGGAATGAGGAAGGGGATTCCCATCGTTCTCCAGCAAACCGATTTCGTTGATGGCACGCAAGGCGATGGTCGCCTGGCGTTGATGTTCCAGGAAGGCCAACACATGGCCTCGCAGGATTTGCTTCTGTTCGTTGATCGTCATGGTGATGATTTGATTTTGTGGTGGTGGGAAATTGTTAAATCCAATAATTCCGATTGGGATTATATTTCAAAGCAGGAAGGCCATTCTTCTTTCGCTTGGCGTTGATCTCCTTGTGTGCCTTCTTGTTGGCACGCACAGCAATCTCGTTGAGCGAATTGGACAATGCGGATTTTTTCTTGGTCATGGTGGTGATGTGATTTGGTGGTTGTGGAAAATTACTTCTTGGCGTTGGCCTTCTCGCATTCGATGGCGACCATTTGGATGGTTCGCAGGAAATCGATGGCAAGGGTTTGGATGGTGCGATCATGCACCGAATTGTAGGCACGCACATTCGAACCAGAACCCTCAAGGTGAAGGCGGAAAGCATAGGTGGCGTTCCGCAGGTGGACATTCACAAGATTGTCTTGGCGTTCGATGTCGGAATCGGTCGCCTGTTCATGGGCGATCTTGATGGCGATGGTTTCGATCTCCTCCTGGATTCGCTCGATGGCCTGGGCCAAGGCGATGCGATGAACCAAGATTGGTTCGTGCTTTGCGTAGAGATTAAGGACAATCATGGTGGTGGTGGTGCTTGGTGGGTTGTGGTGGTGGTGGAAAATTAGAGCGATGGGTTGCGTTCGGGAATCTCCAGGAAGGCCAAGAGTTTGGTGATGTTGCCCGAACGGAGGAAAGCACCCCAGATCGAACAGGTTTTGAATTTCTCCTCCGTCATTTCTGCGTTGGCGATGAAGAACGCATGAACAGGATTCGATGCGTCCAGGTTTTCGATCATGTACGAGAACCCAGAATGTTCTCCTGCCAGGACAGCACAGGTCTCGGTCACCTGGTGCTTCTTGAGGGTTTTGGCGAGGGTGTTGATTTGGTAGTTGGTCATGGTGGTGGTGGTGGTGATTGGGTTGCGTTGGAAATTAGAGGGAACGAGAAACCTGGGAGCGAATTGCCTCAACATCGACAAAACCATGCTGTGCGTTGTGGATGTTGTTTGCGACCAGCAGGAGATCGTTGATGAGAATGTCCCAGGCGATGGCCTTGGCGTCCTTGTTGGTTCGCTTGTAAGGCGATTCCTTGGTGATGGGGTTCCGCATGGCGTCAACCTTGGCCTGGATGATGTCGTGCATGGCCTGGAGTTTGGCGATGCGTTCGCCTTTGATCTGCTTCATGAATTGCGATGGGGTAAGATTCTTGGTGGTCATGGTGGTGATTGGGTTGCGTTGGTGAATGTGGATGGGTTGTGGGAAGTTTACAAGGATTACTTGGTGGTGGTGATGATATATTGTGCCATGGTCACAGCAGACTCTTCGTGGTCTTTGCCAATGTCGCCCTGGCCCAAGGCCATGCCACGATCCTGGATGATGAAAAGATCGTTGGTGATTTCGCTGTGCAAGGACGACAGCAATTCCTGGCCACGCTCTTCCGTAAGGCGGGAAGAGTTAATGGCGATCTTCACCTTCTTGACCTGGGCACGATGTTTCTTGAGCGATGCGATCGCCTTGGACATGGCCTTGATGTCGTTCTGGATGGTGGTGATGTCGTGGATGGTTTGGATGATCATTGTGGTGATGTGGTTGGTGGTGTTTTGTGGTGGGAACAGATTCGACTGTGCGAATCGCCACGCCAGGCACAAGAACAATCTGTGACGATTTTTAGGGGTGCTTCTATAGGGTGCGACACATCGACCAGGTAACGACCAGGTGATCGCCTGGTGGCGTCCTGGCGTCCTGGTGGCGTCCTTCCCTATGGAGTGGCGTCTGGCCTCCTCCTGGCGTCCTTCCTATAGCCTGCCCATGCCATCGCCTTGCCTGGCGTCCTGTCGCCTTGCCTGGTGGCGTCCTGCGTCCTGGCCTCCTGTGGCCTCCTGTGGCGTCCTGGCGTCCTGTGCTGGTGCTGTATCGCCACCACCACCATAGTGGCCTCACAATGGCAAGCAGGCCATTCTCTTGGCGTGCTGTGCGATCTGCCCAGACCAGGCACAACGACCAGGCACAACGACCAAGCAACGCAGGCCATCGACATGATGACCAGGCAATCATTACCAAGGCACAACAGTAATGATGAGAAAATCGAGGTTTTTTGCCGTTTTTCTAATCATTACATGATAACAATAGTAATGATAAGCACCCCACTCAATACCCCCAAAGAAATCTATTATAGCCCAAAATCGAGGGGGGGGCTTTAGCCCTCCGACCCCGCTGAATACCCAGAAGTAAAATGACCAAAATCAATGTAATGGGTACTGTGACGGCGTATTAACTGTTATAACCACCACATTAACCATCACAGTAACCATCACAGTAGCATTGAACCTATTTACTGTATCCCCTTCGGGGATAACATATGTAAATAGAATAAGGGTTTAACCCTTAATTGGCTTTACGCCTTTTAGGGCTTGCCAATTAGGGTGACCCTTATGCAACATCAAAAAAGACATGAGCCACCAAGCACCACAAGACCAGCCTCGCAAGCGGGGCCGCAGATCGAACCCGAACTTCAACCAGAAGCCGACCCATTGGCAGGCGATGTGGGCGAAGCATCCCGAGCGTCTGCGTCAGCACATCGACAGGCTGACGGCGGCGAGGGGGGCGAAGGCGGAGGAGAGGGGGCGGCTCATCCAGGCGGTGTTCGATATGATTCCGACCGAGCCTATGCGACCGCACGAACTGCGAGATGCGTTGGCCTTGCTGTGGACAGAAACCTACGGCGAGCCGATGGACAAGAAGGCGGCTTGGAACATGGTGCGGTCTGCCCAGCGTCTGGGGATGATTGGCCAAACGGACGACAACTTGTATTTCGTACGGCACTCGGTTTGACCTGTTGACGGTTGGGCGAAAGCAGTCATATGTCGGAGTCAGATTGATCTGCGACTTCCATCCCGACAGGTTCCCCAACGACATTCGTGCCGACTTGGACGAACTTCGCCGTGTAGCGGTGCGGCACTTGATACGGGCGTACAACACGGACGACTCGGCGATCGCCGACAAGATTATGGCGGAAGCGGCCATCATGCTAACGGTTGTGTCGAAGGTGGAGGAACTTATCAAAAAATGAAAATTGATATGTTACAGGTTTATACCGTGTGGTGGCGTAAATGCACGCCCGAGCAAAAGGCTGTTTTGGCGGAGACAGGATTTGACCCAAAGCGTCCATCATCCAGCGGCATCGGGCTGGCCTATCGTTATGTGGACTCCGACAAGGAGGACGGCTACGACAGCGACACCAAGATGCAACATGGGCCGAGAGGCTACAATGTGGACTCCATCCAACGGCGTGAGTATCGACCCGAGGACTATTACCTTGAACCCGAAACGCACATGACCGACCGCAACTACACGAAGGATGAGGTGTTAGACATCATCGCCAAGATTGTCTCGGTGCTGGGCGACAGCGAGCACCCCGAGAACAGGTTGCAGGCGACTTGCATCTTCTTGGCTATCGGGATGCCTGGCCAGCCGAACATGACGGCCTTGGCAAAAGAACACTCCTTGACTCGGGCGGCGATCAGCCTGCGGGTAAAGACCATCCAGCGTAAGTTGGGCTTACCGCCCTCGGTGTATATGAAGTCCGACTACGCTTGTGCGAGGCTGAAGAAGAAGAAATGAGCGAACGACTGCGACCCATCGACTTGGCTGGACGGCTTGGCATCTCCAAGCAGTTGGTCAACGCCTACATCACCCAAGGGATGCCCATCGACTCCATCGAGTCCGCCGAGTCGTGGGTCATGTCGAGACGGGCGGTGCGGGGTGGAACGCAAGCCGCCGTCACGGGAGACAAGGACTTCAACGAGACAGTTGAGCGTCAGCGGGAACTCAAGGCTCTGGCCCACCGCAAGTACCTCGATGACCTTGCCAACGATTCGCCAGACGCCAGCAAGTCCTACTCGACCTACGACAAGTTGGTCAAGACACTCATCACGATGGAGAAGGAACTCCATGCCCGACAGATCGCCTCCCGTGAGTTCATCCGCACGCAGACGGCCATCGAGCGTTTCGGGAAGATTCTGACGAACCTCCGCAACGAACTGACCCAGTTAGGCACCAAGGTGGCGTCACGGGCGAACCCAGACCACCCTGGGCGTGCGTTGAAAGCCGTTGACGAGGAGATGACCCGTATCCTCTCACGAGTGTCCGAAGCGGTGGCCGAGTCCGAGGAAGAAATCAAGATGCCGCAGACGGACATCGACCCAACGGAGGTTGACAACGCCACGGAAGAAGTCGATGATACCGAAGAATGAGTTACTTCGAACCACCACCCCAAACCAAATACAATGTCCTAAACCTCGGTGCTGGCGTGCAATCGTCATGCCTTGCGTTGATGGCGGCCCGTGGGGAAATTACCCCCATGCCAGACTTCGCCGTGTTTGCCGACACGCAAGCCGAGCCGACCAGCGTTTACAAATGGTTGGATTGGCTTGAGACGCAGTTGCCTTTTCCCGTCATCCGAGTGACCAAGGGTAGCCTTACCGAAAGTGTTTTAAAGATTCGTGTAAAGGAAAAGTGCAAGTATTCAGACAAGCCAATGACCTATCTGCGTTCAAACATCCCTGTATTTGGACTTACTCAACATGGCGAAGTAAAGGCGGCACTTGGACGGGCTTGTACGGCTGACTTTAAGATTGCACCGATCACGAAGGAGATTCGTAGCCGTTGCAAAATCAAACACGGTCAAAAAGAACTTACAGTTACATCATGGATTGGCATCTCCTATGACGAGATGCAACGCATGAAGTTAATGTCTAATCCTTGGCAACAACCTCGCTGGCCATTGGTTGAGAAGCGGATGACTCGGGCACATTGTCTTGAATGGATGAAGAAGAACGGGTATCCAGAACCCCCTCGGTCTGCTTGCTACTATTGCCCATTCCACGATGACGATGAATGGCGTCGATTGAAGGAACAAGACCCAGAGCATTTCCAGAAGGCCGTGGAGTTTGATAGGACATATAGGCGTCTCCAGAATGAGAACCCTGGTGGCTTACGCATCGAAGTGTATCTCCACAAGTCCTGCAAGCCGCTTGATGAAGTTGATTTTACGGACAAGGATGCTGGTCAACTTGGTTTCGATTTCAAATCCGAGTGTGAAGGAATGTGCGGAATGTAATGGACGAGACGGCGGACATCTACGAGTCGCATTTGCGTGCGATGCTGGCCCCAGACCCAGATGGGGACATCGTGGATTGGTTGGAAGCCAATGTGAAGAATATGCCAGGGCCGATGCCTGGAGCGTTTCGTGTTGAGTCAACGCCGTACCTTTCGTTTGTCCTGCGGGCGATGACTGACCCAGAGATACACACCATCGTGGTGTTCGGTGCCGTTCAGATGGGTAAGTCCACCCTGCTTGAACTCTGGTCAGCCTTCATCGCCGCACGCACCCCAGGGCCGACCCTGCTCTTGCAGGATGTGGACTTGAACGCCAAGGATTGGCAGGCCAACCGCCTGCGTCCTATCTGGGAAGCGACCCCTGCGGCAAAGTCGAAGATCAGCAACACCGAGAAGTCCAACTGGCACACGCACCAGTTCCAGCGTTGCACG